CACTATGCAGCTGGTTCAATTGATCCAGAACATCTTGCAAGTAATGCAGTAACGGAAATTAAGATTGCTAGTAATGCTGTTACATCAGGTAAGATTGCAGCTAATGCAATAACAGAGGCTAAGATGGCTGATGATGCAATTAGTTCGGCAGAATTAAAAAGCGTTGTTTCTTTAATAATATATAACAGTGCAGGTACAGCAGTAAAAACATTGTATGGTGCAGGAAGTTAAGTAAATGGCTGTTAGAACACCACTTAAACTTGATGGGAGTAATAATCTCATTGAGATGAGTACAACTGATATAAACAATATTAAGAATCAGGTTAGATACCTTTACGGTACTGATCCTTCTGTTGATTTATCTTATGTATCATCTGGTGGTAACTTAGGAACTATTACTGATACAAGATTACAAGCTGGTGCTTCTACAACAGATGTTACTAACTTTGACACAGCTGCTGAGACACCTAATGTATCTACAGTTACAGTTAATATAGCTCGTATTAGTTCAGCTCAAGAGAATACATCAGAAACTGCTGATACTAATAGTGTAGCCTTTCCAGTATTTAATAATAGCGGTAATGTTCAATCTATGACTCTTACTGATATGTATGATACTTTTATATATCCAGCTATTGATACACTAGCAGATGGTTCAGATCAGCCTGGCACATATCGTATTCATACAGCAACATCTCTAAGTGATCACACACTAATAAGTAACTCACCTGTATATTCTGACACAAGAGCAAATGCGGGTGCTTATACAGCAGGTGGTATTGGCGAGACTCAAGATCAGCCAACTACTATAACTAATTACTATTTGTTCCGTACTAACTCTGGAAGTGCTGTAAGCTATACTGTTCCAGTATTTGTAAGAAATGCTGATAAAAATCTCCAACAATATTCTACTGCAGGGTTTGATGCTATATTAAAAAATTGTGTAAGACATGTTGCATCAGAAGTATCTGGTTCAAGAATTAGATATAGACTTAACGGTGCTGGTAATGTTAGAGGTTCAGGTATGACTAATACTATTCTTAATAGTTCATCATATAATCAACGATTTGTTAGTGCTGATGATTATCGTACTCAAGAATTCCCAGCTGGTTCTGCTATTACAGTTGCAACCCATTATTTGAGAATATACCAAGTGTAACATATGAATATAATTTTTGTTAAATGGGGTACTAAGTATTCCAGTGAAGATGTTAATACCTTATATAAATCATTAGTCAGAGAAGACTTTGATTACTATTGCTATACAGATGATCCTTCTGGTATAGATCCTAATATAAACATTATTCCTATTCCTGCTAAACCAGCTTTAAAAGTTTGGTGGAATAAATTATATATGTTTAACAAAGACTTTCCTTTAACTGGCAAAACTATTTTCTTTGATCTTGATGTCTATATCAGATCAGATCCTTGGGTAATATTAGAAAGTATTAATTGGCAAAAGTTAACATTAGTTGACTGTTCATATAAAACTCATGTTGTAGATAGTAGAAAACATCACTTTGATGTAAAGATAAATTCATCTGTAGCTGCTTGGAATGCAGATGCTGGCCGTATACATTCTATATGGGATAAATTCTATAGTTCTCAGAAAGACTATTATCTTCGTAAGTATGCTGGAATTGATAGGTTTATAGTACATGAAGGTTTTCATTATGATGTCTTTCCAAGCGATACTGTACAATCTTATAAATATTCATATAATTGGAAAGCACCTATTGTAACCTTTGAGGAAGTTGATTATGGAAGCCAAGATATTAAATCGTGGATTAAAGCTGATAGAGAACTTTTATAATGCTTCAATGTATACCGATGATGTTTGGGATAATGATCTTTATAGAATAAAAGATACTATAGACTCACTTGATTCTAATCATTGGAAAAGTAAACAGTGGTTAGTAGATGAGCTAATAAAAGTATATAAAGATGATGGACAAATACATATAGCAGGTGGTTGGAATGGACTACTCGCCTATCTATTATCTAAACATTATAGTGATATAATATCGTCAGATATAGATCCTATATGTGAGATTATAGGTAGAAAATTATACCATGATAGTTCTATAAAGTTTAAGACAGAAGACTTTACTAACTCTGATATATTTGCTGATGCTGATGTAGTTGCATGTACAAGTGTAGAACATATTGATAGAGAAGATATTATATCAACTATTGAAGAACTACAGATGAGATGTTGTAAATTTATAGCACTACAATCAAATAATTACTTTGATCTTAACTGTCACATTAACTGTTCACATTCATTAGATGAATTTGTAGAATATACAGATTTAGATATTATATATAAAGGTGAACTTAATCTTGGTGACTTTACAAGATATATGGTAATAGGTAGATAAATGTATAACTCAAATCAATTACAGGTATTCTTGGATATATCCACATATTGTAATGCTGCTTGTCCTAAATGTCATAGAACTAATCCTAATGGATTGGATAAAGCAGATTGGTTACCGCTAGTTCAATGGGATATTGATACATTTAAGAAAGCATATACACTAAATAAGCCTAGAATACAATACGGATCATTTCACTTTTGTGGTACCTGGGGTGATCCAGTTATGAATAAAGACTTAACAGCAATGGTTGAATATATTCTTAAAAACAGTAGAGCGTATGTAACTATAGACACTAACGGATCAATTAGAGATGAAGAGTGGTGGTGGAATTTAGGAATATTAGGTGGTAAAAGATTACGTGTAACTTTTGCTGTTGATGGCCTAGATCAAAAAATGCATTCTCATTATAGAAGAAATACAAGTCTGTCTAAAGTTTTAGATAATATGGAAGCACTATCAAATACAATGGCTAGCATATATACAAGAACAATTGTATTTAAACATAATGAAAAATATTTAGAACAGATTCATAAAATGGTAAAGGATCATGGTGCAAGTAGGTCTTGGTTTACACCATCAGATCGCTGGTATAAGGATTCTGGAGGTCCTTTTGTTTTTAATTTTACAGATGCTGATGGTAAAGAACAAAAATTCGAAAAGAGTGAGATTGTAAATGAATATCAAATGTAAGTGGAAACAAATTAATAGGTTACTTGTTAATCCAGATGGTCAAGTTTACCCTTGTTGTTATCTAGGTAATTTACAATATCAGTATAGTGTTGAAGGAAAAGAAGATTTAAAAAACACTCAAGTTGTAATGAAAGAATATAATGATAATAAAGAAAAATATAATATACATACTAATGATATGAGAGATATAATCAACAGTGAGTGGTTTACTAAGACTTTACCTGAGTCATGGAAAGATGAAACTAGAACTGTGCGACAATGTAAGACATGGTGCGGAGAAGAATAAATGAAAAATTTAGGATATGAATTAGTAACAGCTGAATACACTAATAGCGAATATAATTCAGTTAGAGCTATTTGGCGAGATCCAGAAAATACAGAAGCTGAAGACGGTAGCGAATTACTTACAGAGAGTATTATTGAAGTTGATGATAATGGTCACCAATGGAAAGAATTGCTTGAATTAACAACAGTTGATCAGATTATGCAAGAGACATATGTTAATAATCAAAGACGTGTTACAGCCTTTGAAAATATGGTACTTCCTATTGCAAAAGAAAGAGGCCTTGTGTATGACTTAGATCAAGGTATTGATAGTAACATCTATAAGGCTATTGTAAGAGCATTATTTGATGAGTTTGATCCAAAAGAACAAAAAGAACAATTGTTTATGCTAAAGATGGAACTGTTTAATGTAGATTTTATTAAGGAAGTAAAAGATAGAGCTTTAAAGAAGGAGCTAAGACAAGCTCCGGATTTAATGTCTACAGTAGAAGCTGCATGTAAGATATACAGAGAGACTAAGAAAAGCTAAGTTCAAATTCTTTATTTACATGATGAGTAAAGTATGCTATATCTGTTGATTCTTTTTGAAAACCATCTAGTATAAAGTTCCAATGTATATTCATATCAGTACATTCTATTTTATCTCTTTCAATAAGATATGTTATAAACACTTCATTATTATGAAAGAAATTCTTTGTAATACTATCTGGATAGATTGAATCATTTAGTGTTTCATCTAATAATTCTTTCATATCATTTAGCTGTTGACTAAATTTTAAATTATTTATAGCATTACTACTACCATATGTGACACCTGTGTTATATAACTTTGGTGAAATATTACCATCATCTAGTATTAGCATAGAGTTTTTAGCACAAGTTTTACAATATACATTCTGATTATCATATGTATCGTTTTCTATATTCCATTTTAGTTCATGCTTATGCTGGTCTCTATATAATGGATACATTGCTAGACTATCACCAAAAACATCAAATACATTTTCTGCTCTCTTATTAGGTACTACATCAAAATCAAGATATAATATCTGATCATAGTTTTCAGCATATCTTTCTAATTGTAATATCTTTTCAAACTGTAATGTATCATAGTCTGTTATATCTAATCTATGTAATACATACTCTGCACCACATCTATCAGCATATTCTCTTTGAGCTTGTTCTAATTGATTACTATACTTTCTAAACTGACTTAGTTTATACTGATTAGTGCTTATAGTGTTTTGATCTATATTATCATTATACTGACTAAAGATTATTCTTTTCACACCAACTCCTCACTGCAGCAAAATTCTTAGATATTACGTGAACTAACTTTGCTGCTTTAGGTATAAAAGTACCTCTATCTAAAAAGTAATGCCAAAACTGATCTATTGTTTGAACTTTAATATTTTTCTTCACACATAGAAATCCCCACAGTGTTTCATTATCCCAGCCAAACATAGACTGAATATAAGAAGGCCACATAGATGGCTGTTCTTCTTTTAGTTCTGTCATAACTTCAATCATATGATCAAAATCACCGAAGTAATCCAATTCTTCTAAAGACTGTTTATTAATACCTACAATCCCTGTATTATACACAGGAGCATCATCCTTATCAATCCCATATTCCATAAGTAATGCTTTGTTATTCCAATACTTTGCTAACGGACTCCTGATGCTATCAGTTTTACCTTTTTTAATAAACGACTTTTCTTTTTCTTTTATATGATCTATGCGTATTTCAACCATAGGCATACTATGTCTAATTACCATACCTTTGGATAAATCCCAAGCCTCAAAGAATGATTTGTTAGTTATAGGTACAACATCTAGGTCCATATACAGCATCTCATCATAATCTTCTTTGAGTTGATACATTAAGTGTATCTTATAGAAGTTTACGATATTGTACATTGTTAATTGAGGATATTGTTTAGCTAATGTATCCCTATATTCTATCCACTGATCATCTGCTGTAAATAGTTTATATTCAATACCTATAGACTTAGCATACATTCTTTGTTTGTATTCTAACCATATCTGATTATTAGCAAATTCTCTTTTAGCCTTTTGATTCTTATCTTCAGTATCCCCGTGATGTGGTGGTTGCGGATCCAATTGATCCGCATCAATGTCGATATAGATACTATAGATTATACGTTTCATAACTAACTCCTTGGATATATCTATACAATGATTACTGGCTTATCATATGGGTTTCACGATGCAGCCGCAACAAGATTAAGCTTTAATGGTGAAATAATACATGCTATTCACAGTGAAAGATATAGCAAGAAAAAGTTTGATAGAAACTTACACAAATATAATCCAGTTGGTACTACAGTATTCTTTGAGAGACCTTTTAGAAAAAATCTAAGAAGATTATATGCTGGTCAAAGTTGGAAGACACAACCTAAACACGATTACTATATAGATCATCATTGGTCACATGCAGCTGCAGCCTATTATACAAGACCATGGAATGAAGAGCCAGTATGTGTTGTGGTAGATGCGATTGGTGAATGGGATACTGCATCAATATGGTTTAAAAAGAAAAAAGTATGGTCAATGAAATACCCTAAGTCATTAGGTCTATTCTATAGTGCAATGACTAAAGCAATTGGGTTAAAGCCAATGGAAGATGAATATATCACAATGGGTTTGGCTGGATTTACAGACGAGTCCTTTGATATAAATCCAATGAATAATTATCATAAAGGTGTTAATCTATCCGGATATAGTAAAGAAGTAATAGCTAATACAGCACAAATGAATCTTGAGTTTGAACTTATTAAGATAATGAATAGAGCCAGAAGAATATCTCCATATCTCTGCTATGGCGGTGGTGTTGCTTTAAATTGTGTTGCTAATAGTAAGATATATAATATATTTGATAAGATATGGATACTACCAAACCCTGGTGATGCTGGTTCATCATTAGGAGCAGCTGCAGCACACTTGGATAAAAGAATTAAATTTGATCATCCTTATTTAGGATATAATATTATAAAGGATATAAATGTTAAAAAAGTTGTTAAACATTTGCTTAAATACCATTTTTGTGGTATTGCTAATGGTCGTGCTGAGTTTGGCCCTAGGTCTCTCGGCAATCGTAGTCTTATTGCTGATCCCCGTATTGATCTTAAAGATACTATTAATAGTATTAAAAGAAGGCAAAAATATAGGCCTTTCGCCCCATGTATATTGGGAGAATTTAGAAAAGAGTATTTCAAAGGCCCGATGAATGAATATATGCAATTTGTATCAGAAGCAAAGCATGATTATAAATCTGTTACTCATATAGATGGTACTGCTAGAGTACAAGTTGTAAATAGTAATTGTAAATCTATAATAAGACCTATATTAGAAGAATGGTATGAGCAGACTGGTTGTCCTATGCTACTTAATACTAGTCTAAATATTAAAGGTAAGCCTATGGTTAATGACGAAAAAGATTCTAAATCATTTGAGAGATTATACGGAGTTAAAGTATTCTAGTGGAAAAGATATTAGTAAGCGGAGATAGTTGGTCTAATCCTAATTTTAAATCTCGGATGAATCCAGAGTATAAACAAATAATGACTTGGTCAGATATGCTAGACGGTGATGTAACTAATATCTCAATTAATGGTTTAGATAATGTATCAATAGTTAATAATGCATTAAAGTCAATATATGAAAATAAACCAGATAGAGTCGTTTTAGCTTTATCGTGTTGGTCAAGATATTCTACTCCTAACTATAGAATGAATCCACTTTTTTTATTTAACGTTGCGGTTAAAACAAAACAGATTGCTAACTATGAATATGATAAAAAAGAATATACCCGTATGCTTAGACACCTAGCTGGTATGATGGATACTACAATAGAAGAAGTGGATGATGTGTACGGGTTTGTAATACATTTTATGAAAAATTATATTCCTATGTTTGTATACAACACAAGTCTTGCTCTGATGAATATTATTCACATATGTAATCATTTAAAAATAAAGCTTCATATATTTCAAACTTTTAATGCTTTTTCTTGTGCTAAGGATTTAAATGATAACAGAACAGTATTTGAAAGAGAATTGATATCATCGGATCTTTTCCTAGACCTGTATGATAACAAAGCTGATTTAATAGGATACCCTTGGACATCAAGTGCTGGTGGATTTACTGCAGATTCAATACTTAATACTAAAGAGGATATTCTAGGTAATGGAGATGGACATCCTAATCAAAACGGTCATAGAAAAATAGGAGAATGGTTTAATGCGTCATATACGGATTATGAAATATAAAATAAAGATGTTTATGAATAGATTAAAATTCTGGAGGAAGAAACCTGAAGCGCAAGTATTCATTTATGAACAAGATGAATAGTTATCCCAGTTAAACACTTGTGGTCGATTTTGTCTTATAGGATTAAAACAGTCTATAATAAAATTAACTTCATAAGGTTTTAATCCTATACTGTTTAATGAATCTAAAAATTCATCTTTAAATTCTTTATACTCATTCTCATATTGCTCATAAGCTTCCATAGGATCTTTTTTACTATTAGACCACTTAGGAGGTCCTACTAATGAGTTATACACTACGTTAGAAAAAGAAAAGTAATCATCATTGATAGATGCTAAAGGTAAACTATATAGACTTTCAAATGACTTGTAAAGATACTTTTTAGATCCTAGTAGATTTGCAAATTGTGTTTTTTCTTTTACAACCCAATCTAAGTCAAAGTACATAAACTTATTATCATACGATATATTCCACGGTTTAAAATCTTGTAAGACTAGGTTATGAGAATGTAAATAATTAAATAAACTTTTTGTAAAATAGTAAAACTGTCTTACCATATGAACATTCCAATACATATAATGATCAAGAGTTTTTCCAGAACACCATTCTTTTATCAGCCATCCTTCTTTTAAATTATAATCAATTAATCTAGGTAGGTGTTTGTTATAACCTAAACTTATTAATAGTTTAGTTTCTTGAACTGCTTTTGTCTTATAACAACAGGTACCACTCTCATGTTTTATCTTATAAACCTTTCGGTTGTTAGATAAATTTGATAGAGCAGTATAGTCTTCAAGAATTATCATTAGTTATTATACCTATAAATACCAATATTATATATCATTATTTAGATTATAAATAGAATTACATTAGAAGCAAAGTTTGAATACCATCCCTCTCTATGAAACCGTTGGTTTATTATAACACATTTTCTTTGGTTTGTCTAGCCATAATCGCATTCTAAGGTAAAAAAAGATTATAAATAAGAGTAAGAAAACAGAAAATTTATGGGTATGATGCATGGCACAAGAAGAAACATTCACTATTGATAAAGGGTCTGATGTAGCCATTGAGATACATCTAATAGATAAGCTTGGTGTAGCCAAAAATTTGGTTAACCATCAAATATCGGCTAAGATGAAAAAGAATTATAATAG